TTACAGATTGGCAAGGAAACGCATACGGGAGCATCGTTCCAGCGGGAACCATCGGGATTATAAAAAGTAAGCAGGAGATTGACCCCGAGAGGATAGCCATGTGGAAAGGAAGCCCCGGCATGAGGATGCAGAGCATCAATAAGTACGCTTTGATAGTGAAGTGGAAAAAAGGTGGAGAAAAGCAAGTAGCGGACGGAGACGTTGAGCCGCTGAGTCAATAAGCATTTTTGTTTGCTTATTTTCACAGGTGCCTGATATTTATAATCAGACCAGTATAAACAAATACAGGAAAATTGACTTATGGCAGACATCCTCACCAATAATGAAATGTTCTATACCATTTGGGAACCGAAGACCAAGAATCGCTTCCTGATGTACATAGACGGAGTACCCACTTACCTGATTCGAAAGACAGATAGACCAAAGTGGACACAAGAGCGCAAGACGATTGATTACATCAATCTACAGTGGTTCTATAAGGGTAAGACGGTGTGGAACGAAATCTCACTGGAACTCTATGACCCAGTTGTGCCTTCGGCCACGCAAACCGTTTTCGAGTGGTTCCGTCTCTCTCACGAATCCGTAACGGGACGTGATGGCTACCAAGATTTCTACAAGAAGGAATGCACTATTGACGTGCTCGGTCCTGTCGGCGATAAAGTTGAGGAATGGACCTTGAAGGGTGCTTTCCCAACCGACTATGATGGCGGCGAAATGAATTGGACGGATATGGGCGACCCAGTGCTGGTCACACTCAAGCTTTCATATGATTATGCCATACTCCAATTTTGATGTATGACTAAGCAATATTAGCATAATCATAACGAAGATTGCGACATCATAAATAAAATATATTGACATTTGAAATCCTTCTGGTATAGTTATACGCAGAAGGATTTTTTATGTACGAATACAAATGCAAACAGTGTGAAAAGAGTTTCGAGCGATATAAATCGCTGAGTCGGCATATGTCCGTAGGTCATGGAGTTGCCTCTGACCAGTTCTATGTGGATTACTATTTGAATGGGGTGTGGCCATTATGTAAGTGTGGATGTGGAGAACGAGTGAAATGGTCGTTTACGTTGAAAGCATTTTGTGAGTTGTGTCACGGGCATTATAGTCGCATTCATAATAATTGGGGCAACAACCCATCGGCACTTCAGAAATCTTTGGAAACCAGAAAAGAAAGATTTGCGTCGGGTGATTTGACTACGTGGAACAATGGATTATCTACATTAACCGATGAAAGGGTTAAGAGAAATGGTGATGCGGTCTCCGAGGCGTTTACTGATGATAGGAAACTTCAATATTCCAAGATAATGCGTAAGAATCGTCTCGATGGAACAATTCCTACTCTTCACGGTCCTCAGCATTCGCAATGGAAAGGTGGGGCATCAAGCATAAATGTTTTAGTAAGAGTACGGACAAAGTTATACAAAGAATGGAAGTATCCTATCCTCACACGGGATGGATTCAAGTGTGCGGAGTGTGGTAGTACGATTAAACTTCATGTTCATCACGACAAGGAATCAATGTCAGAAATTATAGCGAAGCATCTGGTGGATGATATGAAGCCGAAAACATTTGAGGAAAAGGAAATGATTGCCGATGCCGTTGTAGATTATCACATTTCCAATCATGTCTCTGGCATAACGTTATGTGGAGAATGCCACAATAAAATCCATCCTTCTTTGAATTTCTCATAGATATTTATAACCATATGAATATGCGAACTGAACTTTTGGAAGCACTCGTACATCAATGTGTACGAGAAGTACTCGACCAAATCGGAGAAGAGGCGAACGCAAGTAAGCTAAAGTCTTCGGGCATTGGCAAAGACGACAATAAGCCACCCGTCAAGCAGAAGGTCACAGTCAATCCGTTCAGAAAGGGCAAGGGGTTCAAGAAAAACATCAAGAAGCTTAACGAAGAGGAAGAGCCACAAGACCCATCCAAAGGCCCAGAAGCAGCCGCCCCATCATCGCCCGAGCCAGCCAAGTCCGAGGAACCAAAACCAGAAGAACCCAAACCCGAGGAACCAAAACCAGAAGAGCCAGCCCAGCGTATTCCGAAGGGTGCATCTGTTCTTAATCCAAAAGACAAGTCAAAGCTTCAACCTATTCGATGGCAAGGACGTGATGAATCTTCGATTGAAAGAACACTCCATCAAGTCGCTGTTTCCATTGCTGGTTCTCGAACGAAAGTTTCCCTTGGTGCAAAACGACTGGCACGAGAAGTTGTTGCCAACCCAAGTGCTACTGCATTCTTCTATTTCGGCAAGACTGACCCAGAGTCGGAAGAAGTATTTTTGATGGCCGACAGAAGTCTTCAAATCGCAAAGGACGACTCAGTTCAACCCGGAGACCTTACCGGAACCCCCGTCGTCCATCCAGCCGCAAACTACACGTCTCATACATGGGATGAACCACCCCACGAAGTCAATCCCGATAATAAGTATGCTGGTTGGATAAGTCGTGGAAAACGTGCTATCACAGCAACTCCCCGTTATGGTGTTGACGAACCCGAACTCAATGAGAGTGCAGCAAAGTTGATTAAGCAAGTAGTCAACAAGATTCTTGATTCCTAATGAAAATCACTCGTCATCAACTTAACGAACTTCTTCGACTTATCACCAAATCGGTGTTGAAGGAATACTCGTCTTTATCCACGTCTTCGAGCAACAGTAACAGTGGTGGCAATAGCAGTAGTAACAGCACGGGTTCTGGAACTGCGGATGATGGAGTGAAGCCTCAAGATGCTCAGACAGCGGTGGAAAAGGCCAAACAGGAGCGAGATGCCAAAAAATCGCAGATAGACAAAATCCGAACTGCTGATATGGATTTGAAAGGTGTGAAGACTCAACAGGACTACTTTACCCAACAGGCCAAGAAGAACAAGGATGACATCATTGCTAAACAAAAAGAGATTCAACGATTGAAGGGCGGTCCTACCCCAACCGTTCCTGCTGGTGGAACGGTGGCTGAAAATATACGAAAAATGAGAGCATAATCAAACGGATAAAAGTCTTGGAAAAAGGTGCTCCCCTCGCTTGAACTTATTCCAGTCGGATTCCCATATGTATTTCACTTCATATCCGAGAGATTTGAGTTTCCCAAGTATTAGGTAGGTCTTTTCGTTTAGTTTCTGATATGTTATTTTTCGTTTCGGATGCCGTTTCTCACCATTATAAACTTCCAGGTTTCCGTGCCAGTAATCTCCGAGAAACTCATACACAACGTTTCCACTAATACCATCTACAGGTTTTGTTTTCCATTGGGGAATGCGATAATTTCTAGTTGATATTCCGTAATAGTCAAGGAATTCTGTTTCGGCTCTGGAAATGACGTGAGCGCATTTTGGGCATCCTTTTCCCTTGAGATGATTTAGGGGAAGTTGTCTGAATGTACCGTGTAGTGGGCATTCTATATCAACGTCCCGATTGCATCGTTTATACTGAGTACTAGAATAATTGTATTTTATACCATGTAACTTTGTAGCCTCTGAAATAAACTCAATGGTAGATTTGTCTCTGCCGTAGCATTTGGGGCATCCTTGCTTTTGATTCCCTATGTGCCCGTGTGGAGATTGTAAAAACAGACCGTGAAGAGGACATACGATTTCAACCTTGTCGTGAGTACTACGATACACAACATCAGAATAGTCGTATGTATTTCCGTGTATTTCTTTGGCACGAGCAACGAACTCATTTGTCGTTAGTTTTTTCATTCTTTTTGTGGCGCCAATAATAATCCATATTTGCTTTTCTAACTCGCTCGACATTTCGGTAGTACCATTTCAGTTTTCTCCGCTTTTCAGCACTGTGACGGTCGGTTTCTGTTGGATATATTTTGTGTCTTCCCATAGCAATAAATATAAGCGTCTAATGATAATCGTCTAAAAATGTGAAAATAGTTTGCGAAATTTTGGAAGGTGGGACTATGTATGAGAAGACAGAAAATAGATTACAACTATGCCAAACGACCAAATCATCCCTATTACAAGGCCAACAGTAACTCAGCCCGCTCCTGCTCCCCAGAAGATGGAATCAAAGTTTCCTACCGAAGTCATTAACCTTCCTTCCAAGGGATGGTTCTATCCCACAGATAACCCGCTTTCCACCGGCACTCTTGAACTTAAGATGATGACTGCCAAGGAAGAAGACATTCTGACTTCCCCAAACCTTATCCAAAAGAATATTGTTCTTGATAAGCTTCTGGAAGCCGTCACCATCAACAAAGCCATTTCTCTCGATGACATGCTCATTTGTGATAGGAATGCTGCGTTCTTTGCTATCCGCCGTTTGGCTTATGGTGACAAGTACGATGCTACTCTGACATGCCCTCGCTGTGGGAAAGAGAATTCCGTCACCATTGACCTCGACAAGATGGATAACCGTCCGTTCGATTTTGAGAAGTGCCCCAAGGGAGAAAACTCCTTCCAGTTCAAACTCCCATATACTGGCGTCACTGTTACCTACAAGCTTTTGACTAAGAAGGATGAAAATCTGATTGACCAAGAGTTGAAGGGTATGGAGAAGGTATCCAAAGACCTTCGTCGTGAAATTACGACTCGCCTCGGCCATATAATCACTGCCATCAATGGCAATACCGACCGTGCGGGTATCCGTCGCTTCGTCAATGATGAACTTGTCTCCAAAGACAGCCTTGCTCTCCGAACTCATATGCGAGAGGCCATGCCTGACATTGACTCTACCTTCAATTTCCAATGCACCAACTGCAACTTGGAAAGGAAGGAAGAGACCCCAATGGGGGTATCCTTTTTTTGGCCTAACACAGGAGTATAAGGTTCAACTCCACGAGTTGATTTTCGACCTTACCCACTTCGGCAAGATTGAATACTTCGCCGTGTATGAGATGCCTGTTCAGTACAGGACATTCTACGTCCGTAAGCTTATCAACACGAGGGAGAAGGAAAAGCGTGATTTGGAGAAGGCATCTTCAAACGCCCGAGAGGCAACGCCTCAACCAAAGACGGTCAAAGGTCCGGGCATTAACAGAGGTTAACTGCTAGGACGAAGGCCCACGCCAAGAAGGCGATAATCCACAGGCCAATCCACACCATTGGCATTATGTTTGCGACTTTCTGCTCGCAATCGTGGTCCATGTAGTAGCTTCGGTAGAGAAGTCGCTTAATCCACCATCCGAAGAGTGGTGCGACCATACATCCCACCAAAACGCCCAGTAAGCATACGAAAGCTGCTCCTGCGACTCGTCCACCTATAGTGTGTTCATTATTCATGCCAAGAGCATACCACGTTTTTATAACGTTGTCAATGGCGCAAAACGGCCCCTTCTCCCTATTTATAATCGTGACCTATGGCTGATATACCACTATTCCCAGATGAATCCAATATGGCGAGGTTTCAGGACTTCGTTAATATACAAAAAGAGATTTCCGAGCATCTTCTTGCTCAGAAGCATCTTTATGAACAGATTGGAAGAATCAACAGAGATGTTGAGGATAAAGTCATCATGCGCCGTAAAAAAGAGTGGGAGAGGTTGAATCTCATTCAGGCTCAAAACATCAAGTACAACGATTTGGTTGCAAAGCGTGGCACCCTCCAAGGTGCGGCAGCGGATAGGTTGGAAGGCCAGATAACTTCTACACTTCAACTGATAAAGTACAATCGGGAACTGATTGACTTGTCCAAGTTGGCCAGCGAAGTTGAAATGACGATGGCGAAGAAGCAGTACGAAGAGGGCAACAAGTGGTTCAAGTTCGTCGGCGAGGAAACGCAGAAAATGCTTGGACTTGACCTTAAACAGTTTGAAGCTGTTAAGGCTACCGGGGACAAGATGCTTTTGCTTGGTAATAATACAGAAGTAATGGCTTACAGTGTTGGTGCGGTGGTCATGATGCTCACGGGAGCCTTCAACCTCTTCAAGAAGTTGGATACAGCCGCATGGAATTTCCGCAAAGCAATGGGCATGACTCGTAAGGACTCGGTTGCCATTCGTGCTCAGTCTGAAAGAATGGCCATTGACTTCATGCACTTGGGCGTTTCGGCTGATGATGCTTACAAGGCATTCCAAACTTTGGGTCAAGCGGTTGGTGGTGTTCATAACGTTACCAAGTCTATGGCTGAGGACGTTGCCATTGTAGCGGCTCAACTCGGCATTTCTGCCGAAGTAAGCACCGCTTTCATGCGTAACCTTGCGTCAGTCTCCAAGAGTTCGATGGAGACTCAAGTCAATTCGATGTACATCGCCCAGTCTATGTCTGCGGCTGCGGGTGTAAACCTCGGGCAAGTTATGGGTGATGTGGCTACCAAGTCCAGCGAGACACTCACAATGATGTCTCGCCTTCCTAACACGGCTTTACGTACAGCTATTGAACTGCGCCGAATGGGAACGGACATGGATAAGGCGGCAAATTCAAGCCGACACATTTTGGACTTCACGGAAAACGTCAATGAGGAAATGGAAGCCTCAGTTCTTCTCGGACGTTCCATCAACCTACAACGTGCTCGTGAATTAGCATATAGAAGAGACCTTGAAGGTTCAACGAAGGAAATTCTTCGTATAACCAAGTCAGTCAACTTCGAGAATCTCGACGTGTTCCAGCAAGAAGCGTTTGCGAAGGCTACGGGTAAGAGCGTGGATGAATTGCTTAAGATGTTGCAAGCCAGTAAGCAAATTGAACAGGTGAAGCGCAGTGGAACTCCACAACAGAAGGAGCAGCTTGCTCTTTACGAGAAGATGCGTCAGGAGAATGAAGCGGCTGCAAAGGCAAGGGCCAAAGATGTGGAGACACAGTTAAGGCAGATAGGAAATCAAGAACAAATTGTTCGACTTCAAAATAACTGGAATCAATTGCTTGCTAAGGTACAGCAAGTTTTACTTCCGTTTATTGATAGGATTCTTGGGTTTATAAATGACCATTTCAAGGCAATAAAATGGATAGCTATTGTAATTGGGGGCATTTGGTTGGTAAACAAAAGTATTTTGCTGGCACAGAACGCCGCTTTGATAGTTCAAAATGGGTTGTTGTTGAAAAATGCCATAATGTCTGGGATAATGTGGAGAAATGTTGGGGCTGGACTAACAAAATATCTTCCGGGAATAGTATCTCTATTTTCGTGGTTAGGTGGTGCTCTGTTTACACTTGGTATGGATGTTATAGGATTGGGGGGAGTTATATGGTCATCACTTATGGGAATTGGGGAAACTATATTGACCGCTATCACGGGTTCAATATCATTAGCTATAGCAGGTATATTAGCGTCTTTTGCCGTGGGGTTTGGTATAGGAACACTTTTGAACAAATTTAAGTTTGTTCAGGATGCTGCTACAGCAGTCATGGTAGCTATAATGGATGGATGGCGATGGGTTAAAATAGGAGCCGAAAGGACTTGGAATTGGATAAAGAAGGCCGCATCCAGTACGTGGGATGATATAGTATGGGGCATTAAGGAAATTGGTCCTCAGTTATGGCAAATAATAGTAGGGGCATTCAATTTTGCTAAAAATAAGATTTCTGAATGGCTTGGGTTCTCCCCGTCTAGCATTGGGCTTTCAATTCTCCGAGGAATTTCGTCTGTTGGACCTATGGTTTTTGATGCGTTAACTTCTCCATTCCGAAGAGGAATTGCATGGATTGCTGACAAAATCCCCGGTATGAGTAAGTTTGCAGATAAACTTCGGGGTGGAGTACAGGGAATGATACAGCCATTGGAAAAGCGGGCACAAGCTGCATATATTCCTGCTGTCACGGTAACTCCGAAAGGAACTGAAGTTGTAAAGCCAAAGGACAAAGGAGCCGGTATTGGAAAAGAAGAGGAAAAAGGAGCAACACTTGATGACGTGGTTGCAGGGAACAAAGAAATCATTGGATTACTCAAGTCAATCCTCGCCAAGGACTCTAATGTCCATATGGATGGTCAGTTATTGAGTACGCATTTAAGTAGGCAAATTGAATTCAGGGGTGGCTATGGGGTTAATAAAGTGGCATAAATATTAGCAAGAAATACCGACTTTTGATGGTCGTCTCTGATATTTATTAACATGAGTACAAAACGATTAACAATTGAGGAGTTCATTTCACGGTCGAAATCTATTCATGAAAATAGATACGATTATTCGGGTGTAATTTATAAAAATGGAAAGACAAAAGTGAATATTAGTTGCCCTATACACGGTATGTTTCAGCAACGTCCATATAATCATTCTATAGGCGAGGGATGTTTTAAGTGTGCCCACGATTCCAACGGATTAAATAAGCGGTCGAATACAAACGATTTCATAGAAAAGGCAGGTAGAGTTCATGGAACTGTGTACGATTATTCTAAAATTGTTTATGATGGAAACAAGAAAAAAGTAGAAATTATATGCCCAAATCATGGTAGTTTTTGGCAGACTCCGAATAATCATTTGAGGGGACAAACATGCCCGTCGTGTGCTAACGTTGTTATTGCTAACAAAAACAGGAAAACAACAGATGAATTCGTACAAGATGCGAAGCAAGTGCATGGTGATAGATATGATTACTCTAGTGTAGATTACAAAAATAAGGACGCCAACGTTATTATTGTTTGCCGTAGGCATGGGCAATTCAATCAATCTCCGCATAACCATTTGCTTGGGGCTGGGTGCCCCAAATGTGTGTCGTCAAAGGGAGAACAGAAAATAATGATGATTATGGATTCTAACGGTATTCAGTATGAACGCCAAAAAATGTTTTCGGATTGCCGAAGTCCGAAAGGCAGAATGTTGAGATTTGATTTTTTCATTCCAGATAAAAATGTGCTGATTGAGTACGACGGGCCGCAGCATTTTGGGGATTTGAGAATAGGAAAATATACTCTCAAAAAAACGGAGTATGAAATCTTAAAAACCCACGATAAAATCAAAGATGATTATACTCAATCAAAAGGTATAAAACTTGTTCGCATTTCCTACCGGGAAGATAAAAGTATAGAGAATGTCATATCCCAATATTTATAGCATATGGCACAAGCACATTTTGAACCAACATGGTCGTTTATAAAACGTCCTGCGGGATACCCTACGGGACCAGCCGTGGGTAAGCCAGCCTTGATTTTACAGTCCCAAGGCAATGATAAGTCCCTGTACCATCGTTTTTCGCCATATTCTAATTACAATCAGGGTCTTATTTCTTGGGGGGATGAACCATATTACTACATTTATCCAGACCAAGCCAAAAACTTCCCGCAATCTTTGAAAAAGTATGATTCACATACGATTGCCCCGGGGTCTGGAATCATTGATGTAATGCGAACCACCAAGTTTTTGGTGTCTGGACGTGGGGTTACTTTTCTTGCCACTCAGTTCCTTCTTCAAACCGCATCCCCATATAATGAGCGACGTATTTACAATCCAACCTCACCAATTGTTGCAGCAGGACTGACCCTTACGCTTGGGTCTGCTAGACCAGACAGGGCATTCGATACCTCAGCGGGCCTTTCTGGCATAGCCTCTACTTTGCTTGGAAGTTTGGGGAGCACTATTTTTGGACCTCCAAAGCAGAATCCAGTCTCGGGTACGGCGCTTTCCATCAATTCTGACGCTTTGCCAGATGCGACAAAGGCATTTGCTACCAAAGCAAATCTTCGTGCAGGGACAGCCCTGCGAGGGCAAGCTAACCTTCAAGCTGCATGGCCGGGAACCACTCAATCAGGTGGAAGTTCATCGGGAGGATTTCTCTCTGCGGTGAAGAATTTGGCCACATCTCTCTTCCAAAATTTCATTCCTCAGACTCAGACCAACATTCATTTTCGAAGTGATGAGGGTGCTTATGGCATGATGCTCGCATCAGACTTTAAGTTCAGCGACGATAACGGATTTTCGCTTGGACCGACGTGGGCTGCGGGAAAGACGGGAACCATGAATATTCGGAAGAAGGGCGAGTACCCGACTGCTCCCCACAAGCTTTACGCACAAGTTCAGAATGGTGTAGTCAAATTCACCAGTGTTTCTACACAAGGGTCAGTTTCTTATAGTATCCCAACGGTAGGGTCTGCGGGATATTCGATTTCGGAAAGCGGGGTTGAGAAGAAGCCGGGATACCGATACGGAGATTCAATGGGTGCTCAGAAGAGCCAAGATTTCGAAGCATCGGAAATGATGGTGCAGTACAATTTCTATCAGAAACAAGATTTCCCGTCCAAAGACCCCGAGGCACAAAGAGCCGCCGACACTACGACAAAGTTGACGGCAGTGTTAGACAAAATCAAAGCCGCCAGTGAGGGAACCTATAAAGTTGAACCAGACCAAAACTCTGTCTTGCTGATGCAAGACTCTGTGAAGTACAACTATGACCGCCTGTTTAAGACTAGAAACAAGGGGGATAGCCCTAACAATTTTGCTCTCGGGTCATTGGCTGCATATCGCTACGAAGGCGTAACGATGGTTAGTAATGAACTCGTCAATAACCTTCAACATTCACTCAAACTTCCTACGGCGGGGCAGTTTGATGCTTTGAATACGCTGAATGTATTGGATAAGAGTAAGAAGACCTCTCCTTCTCCGCTATCGGGCCGATGGTCAACATGGGAACCATACAAGGACGATTTGATTGCATTGTACTTCTATGATGTCGTCAATGAGAAGTATATCCCGTTCCGAGCGGCTATTAAGGGAATTGCGGAGGCAGGAAACGCATCGTGGGAAGAAATGCCGTTCATTGGCCGTGCAGACAAGGTGTATTCATACGGTGGATTCAACCGAAATCTAAGCTTCACCATCAAGGTTGTCATTAGCAGCATTGCTGAGTTGGCTCCGACATGGCAACGCATCAATTATATCATGACAGCGTATAAGCCAGCAAATTACACGAAGAAGGCTGGCGTTGCAAGCGGTAACAGTGCATATGACCGGTTCATGGTTCCTCCAATGTTTATGCTTACACTGGGAGACCTGTATAAAGACCAGCCGGTACTTATTCAGTCAGTAACCTTGACTGTACCCGACGATGCGTCATGGGAAACGTATAACGAAGATAATGTCGGGGCAGGAAACTGGGCATACATGGCGAATCTCATTACTTCTCCAAGCGTTAAATTTGGGCAAGTCCCACGGGACATAGAACTTGGGTTTACAATGATATTGCTTGAGAAGGAACGTGCGGTTGTTGGCGGTGCCAACTTTGGTCACGCTCCACGCACCGAAGAGTTTGCTGAATGGAATAATGATACCGTTCCTGATGGTAAAGACCCGAACGACTGGAACAAGAACTATGTGGTCAACGTCATAGACAACACAGTAGCACCGGCAAGCGGAGACAATCAGATACAAAAGACAAATCGTGGTGGACAAAGCTTCATAGGAACTCAAGGAGTAGGATAATATGAACAGATACGATAACATTCCGGTTCAGAATAGATGGGATGGAAAGCGAGTCTATAAGACCACCATCTACCCTGTTATCGTGCCGCAAGACAGCGACCTTCAAGTAATATCCAACTCGGAGGATTACCTAGACTCTCTCGCTTTGAAATACTATGGAGACCCGTCTCTCTTCTGGATTATAGCGTTAGCCAACAATTTGGGCAAGGGGCGCTTGAGCGTTCCGCCCGGGTTAACACTACGTATCCCCGTGGACGTGGGTCAGGTGATGATAGATTATAACCAATTGAATACAGTATAATAACTTGCCTTTTGATGGTTTGAATGATAAACTAATTACAATGAATTCTGATGATAAAGAACTATGGACTAAAAACTGCGCTAAATGCGGGAGAGAGCAGATGTATTCTTCGTATGATTCATTGAGAGTATCAACATACAGACAGACTATATGTAATTCGTGCCGAGGATTGGGAAGAAGAACGAGACCTACGGAAGAAAAATGGAAGCGTGTATGTTCGGGGTGTCACCGTGAAATTATTTATAAGTCGGCAAAAAGTTATTTGTTTTGCGTCAGAACTAACACAAAATGCCGAAAATGTGCTACAAAGGAAGTTTCAGAAACACGAGATATGTCGTGGACACAATCCCCCGAGTATAAGATAAAAATGAGTAATGCGTTGAAATCAGTACGGAATACCGATAAATATGGTGAAGAGTTTAGACGAAAATGTAGAGAAAATAAACAGAAACAGATACAACGGCAAGGAGTTCAGAGAACCTACAACCCTACCGCCTGTAATTTTATGGATCAATTCAATTCAAAGTTCGGGACGAAATTACAGCACGGAATGAATGGAGGAGAATGTCAATTTATAGGATACTCTTTGGATGGTTATGACAAAGAAAGAAATATAGTATTTGAATATGACGAACCTAAACACCATATCTCAACTGTACGACAGAAAGACGATGAAAGGCAAAAAAGGTTGATAGAATGTCTTCGACCCTATCGGTTTTGGAGATATGATGAAAAACATAACAGACTTATAGATGTAATTACTAACACGGAGGTCTTATGGCAGATATAATGAATGGTGCAAACCCTTCTAGTGGAGACCCTGCGTATGTGGTTCCTTGGGAGTCGTGCAACATCCCAATTTCTATACAAGACGAACTCAATCGCCGCAAAATTAACCGCAGCCTGAAATATGTTGCTGCTGAAAAGGGTGAATGGGGGAACAAAACTGGTGCATGGTCAAAGTATCGTGGTCCGATGTCGCCGTGGGTTCGTCTTTGCTCCAATAGCAAAGGCACCGACAAAATAGGAAAGCCGGGGTTCGTGTTCTTTGGCGGTAAAGGATTCTATTCTGATTACGGGTTCACTAAGGACAAGACCAATCCC